TAGGGCTTAACCTAATCCCAACCCAGCCCTCCCATCCACCCCGGTGGGGATAGACAAAAGAGCTTGATTGGGCCTCATCCCAGTTGCTGAGGATTCCATCTCTGTCACCGGCGTGAGCCGGCACTCGGAGATGGCGCCTAAGACTTGCTGGGACGCTTTGCAGAGATTTCCGCCAGACAGCTTCAAATCGCAGATCGCACCCGTTAAAAGGTGCAACCCGACGAGAAGCCATCCGACGGATCCCGTTGCAAAGGCCGAGGACGCTAGGGAGCGTCGTAGGTACCTCTTTTTGGAAGAGGGGACGGACGTCTTTTCCGTCATAGTAGTCTTTCCCGCACGATTCACGGAAAGGTCCTTTCGAAAACGATTTCGAGGTGTTAAACTCGAAGCCGAAGAAAGTCAGGATCTCTCGGAGTGTTTCGTACGCGTCGACTGGAACTATGATGTCATCGCCGTAGACGCTAACCATTTCTGGCGCGCCTGCAATGACACACGCTGAACGAGAGAGAGCCCAGAACAACAGGGTCTCCAGTTCAAACGTGAAACCATTCCCCATAGAGGAGAACTTCTCGTAGACGAAAGGCGTCCCATCGAGCACACCGACTTTTGATCGACATGCATCAAGGGCACCGTACCACGCGTCCGGGAGGAGCGCGCGGACAACTTCCCTGGCAACCGTATCACTGGCGCTAGAGAGATCTATCGTCGCTAAGAACCCACGAATCGACCCTTCACGAGCAAGCTGTTGGTTAACAGACTGGTCGTTAATGTCGATGCCTGCAAACGCTTCTAGACGCCCTCGGATCATACACCCTAGCCCTAGTTGGGCATAGATGTTTACCAAAGGCTCTATGGCGATCGCACGCTCCGTCGTGGCGGTTTTCGGAACGAACGTTACGCGGTTACCGGGCACAGTAGTCAGATCCGTAGGACTTACGAAGGGCCAAAACCCTTCAACCTCGGTGTCTGTAACACTCCGTGCCCACGATGGCGAGCTCATCACGAGCGTGGCCCCCGTGTCCCGAAAGTCAGTTGTGACCGACGGGGTGACTTGCAGCTTGTCGTAAACAGACGTGAGTCCGCGCGCCTGGGGATGATTGAACGCCCCCGGGCCAAAACGACAGCTATTGAGCCACTCGCGCGCACTAACGTGGGACCCTAAAACTTCAATTACCGCATCAATCGCAAGGCAGTATGCCCTGCGTACGGTATCGCTAGCCCTTTCGGGGTGAGCAATGAAGTTCCGGATCCTTCGGTTAGTCTCCTTACATGCAGCCTCTGCCTTATGGAATTTCTCCCGGGCAGCTGCTTCCGCATTCAAACCTTCGACTTTGAAGGGGACTTTTCGCAAGAAACTGATGGCTTAATAGTCATCAGCGAATCGCTTCGGGTCATTATAGGATGCAGGGTCTACGGTTTTCTGGACTAGTTGTACCAGTTCGCCGTAGCGCAGTAAAATCTCACAGCTAAGTGAGATAGGAGTCGCGAGCGACACAAACAACTCAGTAGCAACCTCTGCGAGAACGGCATCGCCGTTGACACGCAGTTCCTGGGCCGTTGCGGCCAGGGATCCCCACAGGCTCTTCAGCTTCTGTGGGACTCGAGCTCCATCACGGAGACGTTGGGAAGGCATTACACCTCCCCGTCGTCGTCGTGACTCCACCCTGGGAGACCAGCGAGGATGTACTCGTGTACTCTTCGCCGCTGGCACTCCGAGAACCCTAGTTCGCTCAACTCCTTCTGGAGTCTGACCATCTGC